GAACTTGGTATTTGATATCTTGGAACTCAGGCTCCAATACATCTCCAATGATGATCTCTCTACCTAGATTCTGTTCCACATAGGTCTTGTTGAATATAAATAGTTGGTCGTTCTGAACCTCCACACCAAATTGGGTAAGGTTCTCTTCAATTGGTCTTGGGTCGTAGTGAGCCCATAGGGAAATTGCTTGAGGGGCTATGGTCTTCTGTCTAGACTCCATGTAAACATCATCCACATCATTAGATTTCATGAACTTGTATACTTTGATCTTGGATCCAGACAGCTTAATATTCTCGTTATCAATTCTATTAAATAGATTCTTATCATCCTTCTTGTTGTATAGGGATAAGATAGACTCCTTAGCAGAGTCTTTTAGTGGATCTAACGAACTGTTAACCTTGAATCTTGCCATAATTAGCCAACGATGAATAGAGGTGGACCTTCAAGAGCATCCGATAGTTCTTCTTTAAGTAGAGCCTTCTCTTCTCTTGATTCAGCTAGTAGGAGTTCACCATCTAGCTTTGATCCTCCTGATGGGCCTGGAAGGACAGCATACTTGGATCTAACTCTTCCTAGGATTTCCTTCGATAGGCATAGAGCGTATCTTTGGATCCAATTCTTATACAGTGGATGTATGGTTTCAGCGTCTAAGGCACGGAATTCTAGGATGACACCTTCATTATTACTAGGCATCGGCCAGATTTGCAGATACTTACCGTTTACTATCTGCCATGAGGAACCTTGTCCCAACACTCTACTAATCTGTTTCAAGTATTGCTGTGTCAGGAGATACTCACTAACATTGTAGTTATTAAACAATCCTGTATTGGTGAAGAACATGATGGCGAAATCATATTCTAGTGATCCTGGGGAAGCTCCTAAGTTGAAAAGTTGGTTTCTATACCAAACGTCATTCAAGCCATTTGCAACTTCTGGAGGAAGCTCATACATATTGATGTTTGCAGAGGTGTAAAATACTGCATACTGTGTCATCCAGTTAGGAGCACGGTATTCAAGATTCGAGATAGCTTCATCAATACATGTCTCCAGTTGGAAAGGAGTTAATTCCACATCAATGGTAGGAGCACCTAACCTTCCTAGGATAAAGTCCTTTACAGATCTTTCAAAGGGCTTCCATTCATCTCCCTCATTTAAGTCTTTATCATTGAGACCTAGACCATTTGGCTCAGGAGGGGTGTAATCATTTAGCTTCTCTCCTCCAAATGTTCCGTAAGACGAGCCATAGCGAGTGATTGTGGGTATTCCGATATCAGACATTTGTAACCTTTAGTGTAGTAGTATCTACTATAGAAATGAAAATGGAGATCAGATTAATCTGATCTCCATTTTCCATTTTAGCTTCTAGGCTAAGGATTAGTATCCAGCATTTCCGCCGTAATACTTGGTGTTCCTGAACACTTCCTTCGTGATGAAGTCCGATCCGGCTCCAACAAGTCGAATGACTCTGTAGAATCGTGATGCCGGTTGAATGGCAACCTTTCCGTAACGAGTCAGGATACCCTTTCTCGGTTGGAACGACTCAGGGTCAACAACCTTATCTAGTGGCATGATTGGAACGTATGGGCAGTAGAACAGTCCTGCATCCATTGGGCCGTTGCCCTTGTATCCAACAATGATTTCGTCTTCAGGGAACATCGGATCCACAATGAGATCATACTTGCCCATGAACTTACCAGTGTAGCTGATTTGCTGGCCGTTGTTTGTCGTTGGACTCCAATCTCTTGGAATACCACCTTCAAGCTTGGCAGCAGATTCTAGCAGCGTAGCGATCAACGGTGAGGTGATGATTACGCAACCAGGACCACGCAGCGTAGTTCTGTAGATATCTTGGCTAGCGAAGTTAATCAGTGCCAGGACATTCGAGTATAGGTGGCCAAGGTGTTGTGGAGCAAAGTTTGTGGCAGTGCTTGCGAACCGGCCAAGATCCATAACGTATACATTGGAGCCACTAGTGTTAGCGGATTCTCCAGCTAGGTCAGAGTGGAAATCGTAGTTGAATGCTCCGGGAACGAATCCTTCGGAAGTTTGACTTGGACCTCTACCACCGATCTCTGGGAATGCATCAGCACCACCATTGAAGAGTGAACGGAGATACCATCCACCAAGGGGGTTACCGTGTTGCGTTTCGAATCCATAAGCAATCATTCGAATGTCTTCGATAAGCTCACGGTCGATTTCTAGGTTCATTTCCTTCGACAGAAGATCCGTTAGCTCGGCTTCCATGTCTAGGTTATGATATGCCTTCAAGTCTTGAGCAGCTTCAAGAGTCCAAAGGGCTCTCATCTTACGCTCACGAGCTTGCACAGTCTGCTTCTGAATGTGCATTGTAACTTCTGGAATACCAGTAGTTGCAAGGCGTTCAGCAGCAGATACATTCCATCCAAGAGTAGTCGTGCTATCAGGCCACGATGCTAGTTTACCACCATAAGTAGTCGAAGGTGAACCATGAGTGTCACTGATAACGTTGGAAAGGTCGAAACCTTGTGTTCCAGAGAAATCAGAGTATGCAAGGGAGTCGTTCGTTCCCGCACCAAACGTTCCTTGTGCTCCAGGTCCAGACACTGATCCGATAGGACCAGCGGCAAGGCCGAGTGGCGTGATCTTGAACTGAGAATACATCGTCTCAACATTGTCTCCGTATGCACGGGAGTTACCCATGTAGAAGATCTGTGAAACAGGTCCATCCATTGCTTGAGTAGCACCAATCTTATTAAAGATCAATTCTGGATACATTCTACGAATCATGGGGAATGCCCACTTTTGGAATGTTCCAATCTTACCCACAGTCGTTGCCCCAGCACCGATAGCTTCTTCGTTTAGCTTCGAGTTCTGGTTGACAAATTCTTTTGCCTGATTATCCATCAGACGAGCGGTTTGGTAAGCTACGCTTTGGTCGGTAATCCCTTCCAGTAGCTTTTCCCAACGCTTCATTAATCCTGCTCTATCAGTCATATTAGTTCTTTAAACCTTTAAGTTTATCTAATACACGTTGGTCAACCCAAGGGTTATCGCCTGCGTGATTCTCATTCAATTTGTTACTTTCCTCTTCATCAACGACGAAGTTTTCTTGGCTAATAACAAGTGCCGTATCCGAAAAGTTTCGACCTTTCGATTCTGAGAGTCTTTCCAGATCCTCATTTGTGTCTTCTAGTTGTTCTTCCAAACGGGTGCTCTTATCTACAGCAACCTTAACTTGGCTCTTCAACTTAACGTTATCCTTCAGTAGCTTGTTAACTTGCTCTAAAAGAACGTCGTTCTTATGCTCAAGTGACTCACCTAGTGAAGCAAGGATTCCCATCCCAGTGATTTCATCTTCAGTTGTGTTCTCTACTGCAAACATTGATCTTACTGTTTCAAACATTTGAGCGTTTCTGTAGACTGGATTCTCTAGCTCAAGCTCCTTAATGGCTTGCTCCTTCAACTTATCGATGTTACCTCTAATGAAGTATGATACCTTGTTCGTGAGGTCAGCTTTGGCTTCCTGCACTTTCTGCTTAATAGTGACCGACAGTAATTCCGCAATCTTTTCAAGGGTTGACTCATCCATCCCCTCAGGTAAATGATCTGCGATACTCTCGATTACATCTTTCTTTTTGCCCATATTGACCTCTGTTGTATGATTATCTATATAGCCTCTTATCGAAAAGGCTATTCTTTTTGTTTTTTGTAACGATTAGGTAGGAATAAACTTCTTTTTCTTACGTTTGTTAGCTTTCATTAGGGAAGCTGCTGACTTTTCCATTGAATCTCGGTTAGCTCTACCCTGCCTGGAAGCAGCTTTATTACCTGCTCTAAGCATTGCTGACAGCCCAGATCCCTTGTTATGCTTCTTTTGTGCTGTTTCAGCGTCCCCGACTCTACTCCCAGGATGTTTCCCTGAACCTATCGTCCCTTTAGCGGCTTGCTTTGCTCCCTGGCGTGATTCCCATCCACTTTTCTTAATCTTATTAGCAGCTTTGGTAGCTCCTTCAATTACTTGTAATAGGGATTCATGAGCCTTGCTTAACGCACGACCTTTATTAAGTTGTTCTGCTCTCTGTCCATCACGCCTTCTTCCAACTGCGCTCTTTTCGGTAGAGTGTGCTTCAGCCTTTGCCCTTGCAATGTTAGATGTTTTAGTTCCGGGTGCTCTAGTTGCTGAATCTCTGGTGTTATAATTCTTTAGAAACTTATTGGTAGTTTTTACTCTACCTGCTTCATAAAGGGCTATTAGAGAGGTTACAAAGGCTTCGTTGACGCCTGCGCCGAATGCATTATTCTTATTGGGTTTTGGCTTGATGTATTTTGGTTTGGCATTAACGCCTGCTCCAAAGTGGCTGTTAGCCTTTGCTTGAGCTTGCTTTGCGGCATGACGC